CCCGGCTTTCCATTCTCCTTTAAAGCAGGGGACGCGGCTTTCTGTTACTCCATCGTCCGAAATCTGTTTGATTACCCCGGTCATGTAGATGTTGCGCAAATACGCCGAATGTCCGGTCATGTCGATACCAAACAATTTCAAGTTAGACAAGTCACCCAACTGCATAGCAATCATTTCCTTTGTAATCTCCCAACCGTTTACACCTGTAAGATACCGGACATAACTTTGTGTTGAATAACTCGACCTTTGCCGATCTTCATTCGTGAAGTTACCGTATGCGACAAAGTGCATAGCCTTACAAGGGTGTACGCTTGTACCAGATCGGAGCGCATATTTAAACGTGGAATCACCTAGCTTTTCAGCAATACGAAAATATGCGGTTTGAAATCCTGTTGAGTTATTGAATATACCTTTGCAAATATCGTCTATCTCTATTTCTGCAAATTCGCCCGGTTCTAACTTTAGATAAAGAATCTGATTATCCATATCAACAGATTCGAGAATCCCACCGCCCGGAGCGTTCCACTCTTCGCCCGAAACGATTGATACGCGGTTATAGCGTAATTCAGGAACTTCAAGAAAGTCACGCAAACGAAGAGATTTCGCGTCTATATGACCGTTTTTGCCGATCAGCCAACCGATTAAATTCTCCGCATAATCACTCGAAGATATATCACCGGAGAAAGTAGCAGATTTCGCAATCAGTTTATCAAGAACGTTGAGTATTTGCGTTGTTACTGTCGTTGCGGTCAACGTATCTGTAGAAATCCCCTTCGTTACGTCTAGCCCGTTATCAACGATTAAACCGCCTAGCAACTTGATAAGGAATTGCGTTTCGTCTGGCGCTGTTTTGGATAGATACGAGTCTTTTAAAGCGTCGATAGCATCCTTAAACCTTTCGTTGATTGTATCAAGTTCTTTGTTTACTCGGAGTGATGATAAAACATTACTATCTGTTAGCTTCGTTTCGGCGTCGTCTTTCGTTACAATTATAGATAATATCTCTGCAAGCGTGCGAAGAGATGAGAAAACATTTAAATCTGTCGCCGATCTCAAATCGTCTTTTCCTAGAATAGTAACATTTGATCCGCTACCGTTGGAAGTCACTCCACCGCCTCCGCCAGACGACACGCTAACAATCGCCCCAGTCGGATAATTTTTTGACCGGGGCGATGATGGAATAGCTTTATTTTTTATTTGAATCGTCATTATGCTTCTATCATTTTACAGGTAAATTGTTCATTGGCGAAATCTATTTCTCCGCCTGCTATCATGAAACGTTTTCCTTTCATGTAGTTATCCGAAAGAACGGATATAGGAGTTATAGAGTTACTATTTAATAATACCTGTGTTAGTTTTATTTTGGTAGCTCCGTATTGATTAATAATTCTTCTTATTAAAAGCTCTTCCGGGCGAATTAAAGTCTTTTCAATAGATGAATAAAGGTTGTCTTTCAGATATTCATCCAATAACAAGACTTTACTGTAGCACGCTCCATCGTTGTTATAACTCGAAATCCTAAACTCTATTTCGTCTAATTCGTTAATAAAGTTTTCATTAACAACATTCTCGTAAATCCGGTCGGAGTCTTTATCGTCGTCCATATCTAACGGATGGCAATATCTTAGTTTTAAATCTTTTATTAAATATCCGTACGGAATTTGCCCCTCTCTTTCCGTCAATGTCGGAGCATATATAGACATTTCAAGCGTGCCAAATAAATTAGTCGGAATATCCATTACAACACCGTCTGCATCAGAATACTTACCGAGTACTCCGTATGTTTTATACAATGAGACAAACCCTGTTCCCATTTTTCCATCAGCATTTTCTACACTAGATTGATCTAAATTTATAGACATAGTAGACGGGGTATCACTCCACGTAAACCGCCCGTAATTATCTTTAGAAACATATTTATCGCCAATTCTTATTCCTACTTTAATTATATCTTTTAAATATGTAATACCATCCTCGGAAGGAACCAAACCACCACCAAAAGGAGAATCATATTTATCCTTTTGCAAAACCTTAATACTCATATTGAGAGAAAGAGCTCCTCCCTTTCCTAAAAATAAAGCGTCTTTCTTTGCACCGATAACTACAATCGAGTCATTAAATACCGAATTGGGGGTTACATCGTTAATAGGATCGTATTTTGTTCCACAACGTTGTCGGACTTGTATTGCACACTCATAATTGTACGATTGCGTAGTTGGTGTTTTTAGCCCAGATTCATAAGAGGCGTATCTTAATGGAATAGCCCCTAATAATTCCGTTGCATTACGCTTATCTTTATAAATAGACAAGTCTGTAACAGGAGACAAAACACCATTTTTATAGGTGAATTGATGCATCGTTAAAATATTAGGATATAAAACCTCCCTCTGTGTATGTCTTGTATTACCGTTACCCAGATTAGTAGATACTTCTCCGATATTTGATAATAATTTCAGCTTATCAAAATCTTCGGTTATCTTGATTTCCTCAATAGGATAATTACTACATTTTATAGTCACTTTATTATATCCCGGCAAAATATCTAAAAAGTGCTCCGATCCTGCAAAACCAATATCAGATACATTCAACACAATAGGCGTAGCTTTAGAATATGCATTCAGATCACAATCATATTTATAATAAATACTTTTGTGATCTATGTCAATGAAATACAGTTCACCCCTCCAATCGACACAAGTCCAATTTAAGAACTTACAAACCTCTTCTAATATTTCTTTTAGAGTCATAGCCTTGTTATCCTCGTCGAAGAAGTTTTGTTCACTAATCGTCATTTCTTCAAATACGTTCAGGTCGTTATTATAATCATCTTCGTTTTTAGCATACACATGAGGAATAAATATAGACGAATAACACCCGCGAGACTGCTCAATGAACATTCTAAATAGTTCCCAGAAACTAATAAAAGTTCGCTGTTCGGCGTTCTTTTGTTTGTAGTTAACATATTCGAGTGTACTCATAGCGGAACTACATTCTATTTCTAGTTCGAATTTTGTAGACGTGTAATCCTGTGTATATAACTCTGGATTTATGAAGCCAGTCCAAATAATATCATTTCCTCGCTTACATAATACTCTGTATTGTTGGTATCCGGTCGAATACAAATTTTGCAAATAGTCACCTCCAACAATACGGATTGAAGCAGAAGAAAAGCGAGTCGGTATATAAAAAATCCTCGTCCTCGATTATTACGGAAAAAGGAGAATTTCCACTACCAACCAATTCTGTACTTTTTCCTTCATAATTCTCTTTTTGTATCTCAATCAAATAAGATACTTCCTTTCTGGATTTGAAAGGAAGCGTGTAGATAGTGCCGTAATTTACCATAGTTTTTTACCTGTTTTCTTTATATGGTTGTGTAATGCTAAAAATATGCGATCCCCTCTTATTTCGACATCACTATATAAGCGGACGTTTTGATCTTCTATTGATGGTGCTATCTTTTGTGATAAAGAACCATACAAACCTGAATTTAGCATCTTAAATAAGTTACTTTGTTGTGATCCGTTCAGAATCATCTCGCCCGAATTGAGTAAAGCCGGAACCTTATCACCCGTAAATGACGCACCGGGAACGATACCACCCGTCGCGAATTTAGGGATACTAGCCATTGCAGCAACTACAGACAAAGCCGCCCCCGCCGCTGCAAGCCAACCAACGAAAGGTATTTGAGCCGCCGAATTTGCAGAGTTAGCCGCGGCTTCCGCTGTTTTGGCGGTTGTTAAACTCAAAATAGCCGGAATAGCCTGTGCGATACTTGATATAACATTTGCGCCCCATTGCAAATATGAGGCGGCACTTTCATTTGTTACACCATTTAAGGCACTCATTACACTACCAATAGCCGAAAGCGAATCGGCATAATCTTCGTTCAAGTCTACATCTTCTTTTTTAAATAGCGGATTATATTTCGGTAACTTAAAGTTTTTGCCTCCCTTCCCATGCGTCGGAACCTTATCATAAGCGGGTGCAATCGGTACGGACAAAGCACCGTCTTTCATCCCGCCGTTTTTGATTTTAAACGCTTCCTGATCGACTACAAACTTTAAATTGATCTTCTTTTGTTCAAGTTCGTTAATCGTCGCTTGAATAGTTGAGCGTGCTTGCATATCGGTTGCGGCAATAAGTTTCTTATTTTGGGCTGATATTTGCGCATCGTACCAGCCAATAGAACCCTCTTTAGCTTCTTCTTTTGGTGTTTTCCCACCCGTACCAGATTGTGAAGCACGATTCGAGGCTTTCGTCATACTCGATAGACTACGGTCTGCCGCCTCTGCTGCCGTCGCAACATTTATTAAGTTCTGTAACCATTCATCGCTTTTCTTTACCAAAATTGCATTATATTGTATTGCATCTTGATATTTTGCTAACATCGGGCTTATTGCCTTTCCTAAAGACTCCATGTCCGTATTTGCAACCGTGTGAACATTCATGCCAAAGCCTACTGTGTCATAAGTTGTGTATTTAGCTTTTAAACGGTCGTATTCGTCTACAAAGTCTCTATATTGTTTCGCTAATTGCGCCTTTTGTTTGTCACCAGCCGAAGAAACATCTAGCCTTAATACCTTATCAATATCTATCGCCGAAACGTCTACGCCGTCAAGTCCTATTGCTGCCTTAACCATCGCCTGTACTGCGTTTTGGCTTCTTCGCTTATATTGCCCTACGATTTCTTCTTGGTCTTTCAGTGTTTTTTCTAGTAATTCCCTAGCTACCTTTTTTTGTTCTTCTGTAGAATCCTTATCTTTCAAAATGGTTATTTGCTCTTGTACAATAGCCTGATTCTTTGCATCAAAATAAGAGAAAGACATTTTAGTATTTCCTAATTGATCCATTGCGTCAGATGCCTCACACGCTAACCGTATAGTTTCAGTTAACCCATTCATAAACGGAGTCCAGTCTCCATTACCAATAGAGTAGAAAAATTGGTCTACGCCCCCTTTTAAGCCATCCATAGTGCGGGCATATTCATCCCCCAGCGTCTGACTACTGTTCATAATTTTATTAAAACCCTCCGAAACAGTCACAGCGACGCCAATAGCTCCTACGAATTTCATTATACCCGCTCCGGCAACACTAGACATACTAGTTATCTTATTTTGGAATCCGCTAACATTCTTCTTTGAGTTCTCTAAATTCGCGTCAAAGTCATTTGTTTTAAGTAAAAGCCGTGTTATTATATCAGACATCTTTATTCGCGTTTAATTGTGATTCAACTATTTTTGCTTTTGCGCGCAAACGTTCTATTTCTTCGTCCGTTACGCTCGTATCTTTCTTTTCTTCTTCATCCCACGGAAACCGGAGTATATCAGTTTGTTTTAGCGTCTTTGTGCTATTCGATTGCGCTATAATGTAGCCTAGCAATCTAGTTTGCTCCCATGACTCGCGATTACGTCGATTCAAGCCGTCTATAAACGATTCAACCTCGATAAAGTCCATTTTATCGAGGAAGTAATCGGGAGCGATCCCGCCCTCACCGACAACGCGCGAATAGAGTTCACGTATACTTACTGCTTTCGTTTCCGCGTCGTCACCTTCTTTTTTTTTACGTCATTTCCTGCCGATTGCGAACGTAACTTGATCTCGTCCCAAATAAATTCTTTGAATTGTTCAAATAGCATCAGATCAGTTTCGCACAACTCAATAAACTTTTCAAAATCCATCGCAAACGATTCTTTGTTATTAGCAAGTAGGAACGAATAAAATAAAAGATATTCGTCAAGTAATTTGCCGAATTGGAACGGATAACCAGAAATGTTTTCAAAGACGAAAAACGCCCGTAGCGTATAATTTAAGATGAAATCTTTTCCGTTAAGTGATATTGTTTTCATTGAATAGTCGTTTTAGAGGGCGGCAAATCGCCGCCCGTAATTACTTACCTGCAGCCGCCTCTTTTGCAAGTGGTCCGGTTCCTTCGAAAGAAATAGAGAATGTTGCTTTGTCTCCGTCTGGCGCATTTGCTTCTAGTGAAGTAATAACAGCCTTTCCGGTATAAGCACCCGCCGCAAGCGTCCATCCGGCTTCGGGCATTTCATTAACATCGGTATTACCTACAATACCGAATTTCAACGTGACGGGTTTATGCGCGATAAACAATGCAAACAATTTGTCATAACTGTTTGCGTCTGCGTCCGCACTAAATACGTTTTCACTTGAAGCGTTCCAAGAAAGTTTCTTGATGTCCTTCTCCGTCCAAATACCCGAATCTTTGCTTTGTGTGTCGATTGTTTCAGCCGACAAACCAAGTTTGCAGGAAGTCGCCAAAGCTAGCGCTTTAGCTTCTACAAATAACATAAGATCTTTCCCTAACACTGATTTTACTTTACTCATAATTTTTGTCGTATTTTAGTTATTATTCTGTTTTAAATGAGAATACCAGACTTTGAATGAAAGTATCTTCTATAACATTCTCGGACGCGCTAATTAGTTTCGAGTCGATCACGTCGAAATTGTCATAACTTCCTCGTTTGTTTTCGAGTGATTTACGCACCTCTTCCGCGATGATAACAGAGTTCAAATAGTTATCACTAACAACTACAACCTCAACCAAAACAGTGTCACCCGTAGCGTACCGATCTTTCGTGTATTCCGGTGTTAAAGAATCACGTTTATAGATCACAAACGGAAAAGATGTCTCTGTCTTAGTTGAGAGTGGATACATCTTGTCGTCGACCAACTTCGCCAACTCCGGGGACTTGCTTAGCTTCTCATATACGTGTGCACCTATTGATAAACTCATTTCTTTTTATTTGCTACTTTCATTATAGAATCAATAATATTTTTCTCTAGTGAGCTTTCCGCCTCCGCTTGCTTCGATTTAACCGCGTTAGAAAAGAAGTGAGAAGCATTTATAATACCTCTATTCGCTCCTTTTTTGGTAGCTCGTTCTTTTGTTCCTGATTCGAACCATTTCAACATATAAGCGCGTGATCCCTTTTTGCGGCGGTCGATCAAGTCAACCCGTGCACCGGACGCATTACGATAAACCGCTACGTTTATTTCATTCTTTAACGGTTTGAATGATACGCCATTCTTAGAACTTCCAAATTCCGCATCGTTAACAGCCGAAACTAAATTCTCCTGTGCCTGTTTACGAATGATAAGAATCGACTTCCTAAGAGCGGACGAAATAGCCCTTTTCGCTTCTTTATCATTCAACCGTTTAAGCAACTCGTTTACTCGCGTTGCATCCACTTCGACGCGATACAGGTTTCGCCCGGTGTAATTATCACTCATTGATTACCTCCGCTTCTATAACCGTCGATTGTTGCTTCCGGTCGTGATTAATAGATAAAATCTTGTACTTTTGACCGTCGTACTCGATCCGCATTTTAGCGTTGATCTCTTTGCAAATACGAATCATTATCGTATTAACGGTCGTGTTGTATATCTCGCCGTTTGCTTCTTTGCGTGCGCCAGACTTGAAGCGAATGTATGCGCGTTTATCGAATACCTTCACCCAACTTTCAGACGTACCGCCCAGATTATCCCGCTTTGATTCGCTACGGTAAAAGACGATCATTTCGTTTAATAATCCTGCTTGCATTATGTATATCGTTTTAAGGGGTGCAATAACAGTTCTACGTGTCCCGGAATAACTTGCGGCGTGGCAAATGTTACCGATTCACGATTTGCGTAGTAATTCGCTATGAGTATGCGGATCGCGTGCCAGATACGCCGATCTATCTTCGCGTCCTTAACGTATGTATCTAGCGGATTATTTAGATACGCTTCGATAAGAAGTTGAACGGGTTCAATAAGTCCGGTTATATATGCGTCGTCTGTGTCGAAGTCAACGTTTAAATGCGGTTTGAGTTCTTCGAGTGTTACGTATTGTGCCATATTGGATAAATTAGAAAGGGCTAGAGCCGAAGCCCCAGCCCTTTAGTGAATGATAATAGATCGTTTAAGCCGTTTTCTTCTTTGCGATGGCAAAGGCTTCTGGGCGAGCTACAACAATATCATAATCAGTATTCAACACAAAGTTTACGATATTACTTTTCGCTCCGGTGTACGGGTCTATAACTAAATCCATATCGCCGAACTGACCGATAGCAGCGTTAGAGAATACACCAAATCCAATAGAATCGGCGTCCATGTAGTTAGTAACGAGAACCGGATAGCCATTCACCATGCCGTTTTGACAAATCATTTCAGCAGCCCCCGCCGCTTTTGGAGTGGACTTCAAAGCGCCATACACTTTCGGGGTGCAAACATAGGCGGCTGTACCGTCCGTAACATCTACACCCGCATCCATCACGGTAGATTCAAGTGAAACGACATTCGCAAATGTCAAGTCGTTTGTATATTCAACACTTGGTTTTGTTTTAACAAATACCCCATTACTTGCGCCAGACAATGCAGTTCCCGAAAACATCCATTTGTTCAAAGTACGAGCGACACCAAGCGAAATTTGTTTCAAAACAACATCCTGCAAAGAGTAGTTCGTTTGGTTGATCGCACGTTTTGAAACCGGAATAGAAATTGATACACGTTTAGGAGAAGCCTTGATTTTGTCGATATTCAATTCGGTATCGGTTACCGCAACGTTTTCACCCTGAATTGTTGCCTCAACAGCCGCCAATGTCGGGAAAACAAGATCGCCCACAAGTCCGCTCTGCATCTTGATACCGAGCTTATCAATAATCAAACCTTTTTCTAACGGTTCGATGATTTCCCCGATTGTAACCGGAACCATGCTAGCCGCATCAGCCGTATCTGTAACAGTCACCGCACGTTCTACAACTTTAATACCGCCTTCCGATACTACTCCGTTGTATTCTTCCAAAGAACGATGATTTACGACATCAAAAACAGCCTGTGAAAACAACACGCGACGGTCTGACACCAAACCCGCGTTAATATCTTCAAGCGCACGGCGTTCGACTTTCATTTCCAAAAGCTCTTTCTTTGTTTTCAACTGTTCGAACTGCTCTTTCTCGTTTGCGTCTAGCGCTCTTTTTTCCGCCTCTGCTTTATCCAACATAGCGCGCATTTGCTCTTTATATTGAGCAATAGTTTCAAATTCTTTTCTCATGTTTTAAATTGATTTGCGTAAATTATTAAGTTCATTCAAATAGTCTTTATTCTCGCCGGACAATTCCGCTATCGCATCGTCCATACTTCGCACTGTTACGTCTGTACCATAAAAAGCAGGATCAACAACGGGAGATATATCGGAAATCCGATCAATCATGTGTACAGTACGAAGTAACAACCCGTCTTTCATTGAATAGGAAACTTTCGTTTTATCCTTTTCATTTAAAGCATACGCAAACGACGAACCGAAAATGTCACCACGTTTAATCATTTCTACGGCGAAATCACCATCGGGAGTACTAGGAGCCTCAAACCTGTATTTAAGTCCGTAGTCGTCAAGTTCAAGCGACAAAGTGCCCGCACCGCGATTAGAACGAGCTAACAATCTCTGTTTATTATGATCTAATAGGGCTTTAACATCGCAATTACGCAGCAGTTCTTCTGTTATAGCTCCCTTCTCGATTACTTCAACAAAGGCACGTTGCTTTTCTCTATCAAACAATACACGGCTTTCTTGTCCGAATACAACCGCGTAACCTTCGATTATTCTTCCGTCTCCAACTTTGGGAGTACCTAGCTCTGTATAACTTCGTATTTCCATATTTTACAAATATCGTTTTACTATATGTTTGTTTACTCGTTCTTTGGTAGCTCTACTTTTTGACTAGCTGTTTCGATTGGTTGAACGTTGCAGGAAATAAATACCTTATCGCCTCCTTCAATGGGTGATTGATCCACACGTTTACGGGCTTCATTGATACTAAAAATTCCGGCTTCTTCCATTGTTTTAAGATATGTCGCCTGTGTAGTTAGATCGGTTTGATACAAGCAAGCCAAATCGAATGAAATTTTGTATAAATGAGCCACCGAATTAGGGATTAGTTTATAATTAAACTCTGCCTCGATTTGTTTCAATATTGGTTGCAGGGTATCAGTTAAAAAAGAAACATTGCTCATTTCAGAAGCCTTGTAATTAGTAGATTGTCCGGCAAATACTTTATCTGGGTGAACCCCGTAGAATCGACATATATCAAGAATACTAAACTTCTTTGTTTCCAACAACTGCGCATCTACCGGATTGATAGAAAGTTGATGAAATCCCACATCGCCGGGTACAGAAATAATGTCTCTCCCTGTATTTAATTGCTCCTCGATGCGATCTCCAACTGTAGAAAGTTGAATATCTGTCATTCCCGCTCCGGGTAA